GTGGCGGCGCGTTCGCCCTGAGCACGGTCGCGTCCAGCTACGCGAACATCACTGACCGCCTCCGGCCGTTCTACGACGACCAAAAGAAGCTGAACGACGCACTCGGCGAAGTGAAGCAGATCGCGAACGATACGCGCCAGCCGCTTGAGGCGATCGCCGAGCTCTACTCGCGCATCCATCAGTACGGCGGCGAAGCGGGCTTGCGGGACGATCAGACCGGGGAGGTTACGGAGCTGGCCGCGAAGGCAGCGCGGCTATCTGGCGGCACTCCCGACGTCCAGTCCCGCGGTTTGACGCAGTTCAACCAGGCGCTCGGCCGCGGCATTCTCGACGGTCAGGATCTGCGCGCGCTGCTCGAGGACATTCCGCAGCTCGGCAAGGCGATCGCCGATGGCCTCAACGTGCCGGTCGGCAAGCTGAAGGAGCTCGGCTCAGAGGGTAAGCTGACCAGCAAAATCATCGTCGAGGCGCTGCTCCGCTCGTCCGACGAGATCGAGACCAAGTTCGCCCGCTTGCCGGTGCGCGTCGGCCAAGCGCTGACGATCGCGTCGAACAACTTCTCGGCGCTCATCGGTCGGATCGATGAGACGACCGGGTCTACCGAGGGTCTGTCCAAGGCAATCCTTTTTGTTGGAGAACACCTAAGCACCGTCGCAACAGTTGCGGGTACGGCCATCGCGGCGTTCAGCGCGCGCAACATCATCAACCAGTTCCGCACGATCGAGACGACCATTAACGGCGTAGCGGTCGCGCAGCAGGGGCTGTTCGTCAAGCTGGGCGCGAACGCGGCGGCCTATGCGACCAACGTGTCGGCGGCGTTCGCGCGGCCGCTTGCCGTGTACCGCGAGAAGTCCGCGCAGGTCGCGGGCAAGGAAGTGTTTGGTCCGACGTCGCAGACGCTGGCGGCTGGCCGCGCGAGTGAGGCAGGCACCGGCTTCTCGGCGGCGATCGCCAGCCGCACGGAACTCGAAACCACTCGCGCGTCACTGCGAACGCAACTCGCACTGATCGCCGAGCAGCGCGACGAGGCGCTGGCCATCCGCAAGTCGCTTGAGGATGGCGAGACGACACTGGCGCAGCAAGGCGCGCAAGCCCGCATTGCCGTGCTCGAGGAAGAGTTGGCGCAGCGTGCCGCCGCGCAGGAAGCGGCTATCGCGCGGTTGAACGCGGCGCAGTTCGCCCAGCCCATCGCTGTCTCGCAGTTCACGACCGTGGGCCCAGGCGCGGCCGCCAGCGCCGAAGCGGTGGTCGCAGCCGACGCTCAGGTTGCCGCGGCCAACGTCGAGGTGTCGCGCACCAACACGCTGGCCGAGGGCACCGCGCGGCGCTTGGAGGCCGCCTACGCCGAACTCGCCGCGACGACGGTCTCTGCTGCCGAAGCTACCGCGGCCGGCGTCGCTGAGCAGAACAGCGTCATCGCCACCAGCACCGCCGCGCGCCTGCGCACGGAAACGCTGCTGGCGTCGATCGACGCCGATCTGGCGGCCGCGCAAGATGCGGTCGTTGCCTCAGGCAACGTCATGGCGGGAACGATGCAGGGCGTCGCAGCCGCCTCTGCGGAAGCGGCAGCGGCGGAAGCGGCGCTTGCGGCGGAGACGGGGGTGCTCGCCGCCGCCATGGCTGGCGCGGAAGCGGTGACGGGCGCGCTCAGCGCCGCGGGCGGCGGGCTTGCCGCAGTGCTCGGTGGCCCGGTCGGTATCGCGCTGACGGCCACCGTCGGCTTGCTGCTCTACTTCGCGACGCGAGCATCGGCCGCCAAGGATGCGGCCGACAGCTTCGCCGGCGGTCAGGCCGCCCTGGAGGCGCGGCTGGGGCAGACGACCGGCGCGATCAATCAGCAGACCGGCGCGCTGCGCTTGCTGAACTTCGAGCTCGCGCGATCCGGCGTGCTGAAGGCGCAGCAGCGCGCGCGCGATGCCGGGCGCGACCTGGGCAACAGCATCGGCGGCGCGGCGCAGAATGTGAACCTGCTGACCAGTCAGGGGCGCGCCGACTTTTCCGCGTTGAAGGCGTTGCGCGAGAAGGCGGACACCGGGCAGTTCGACTTCAACAAGGATTACGCCGGGCTCGCGGCGATCCAGCAGCGCAATCCGCAAGCGTTCGGTCCCAGCGGACTGCGCGGGTTCTTCGGCGGCGACCCGGCGGACACGGCGATCAAAGTCAGGGGCGTCGCCGCGGCGAACTTCGAGCTGGCCGACAGCCAGAAGGCGCTGAACGATCTCTCGAAGGCGCCGGCTAAGACCAATCTGCCGAACCTGCTCGGCGGGGGCAGCGGTCGCTCGGCCGCCGAGATCAAGGCCGATGCGATCGCAACGGTCCAGAGCGGCAAGGCCGTCGTGGATGCCCGGCGGGCGTACAACGCCGAAATCGGGAAAGCGGATGCCGAGTTCAAAGCGGGCAAGCTGACGGAGGACCAGTACAGCGCGTCGATCCAGAAGTCGCAGCGTGTGCTCGATGGCGTCACGGCCGCAGAGGCACGCCGGCGCGCTGGCGCTGCCGCCGGACGGCGTGCGGCCGCTGCCGCGCGCCGCGAGCTCGCGCACAATGTCGCCGATGCGAATGCGGAAGGTGCCGACTACCAGAAGCTCGCGCAGATCCTGGAGCAGTACAGCGGCGACAGCAGCAAGGTCGTAAAGCTGAAGAACACGCTCGCCGACATCGCGAACCTGGGCAACAAGGTCGACCGGACGGGCAAGGTCGTCAGCCCGACCAGCTTCACCGATCCTGTCTCGCACAAGACGATCACCAAGGCGGAGGCGTCGGCGGCTGTCACCAAGGCGTTCACGAAGCCCTACGACGACATCATCACCTCGCAGGATAAGATCCTTGAGCAGAGCGGCTTGATCTCGCAGGGCTTGGGCGATCGCGCGGCGCTGATGAAGCAGGCCGACGATCTCGCGAAGTCGATGATCGGTAGCCAGGCGACGTACGCGGACCTGACGCAGGCGCAGCTCGATCATCTCTCCGATCAGTATTACGCGGAGCAGAAGATCAACGATGCCATCGAGGAGCGGAATAAGCTCGTCGACATCTACGCCACGGCGGTCGGCGGCATCCAGGATGCGTTCACCGATCTGCTGAGCGGCGGCTCGTTCAAGAACTTCGGCAAGCAGCTCCAGCAGACCTTTACGAAGGCGCAGGCGCAGAAGATCAGCCTCGCCATCTTCGGCGATCCCGAGCGCGACTTCCGCAATCAGATGACCCGTGGATTGAACGATGGGTCGGCGCGGCTGAAGTCGTCGGCCGACAATCTGGACACGGCCGCGACCAACCTGACGAACGCCGCAACGTCTCTAGTCAACGCCGCAACGCCTGGAGCGGCGAGTGGCGCTGCCGGGGCGGCAGGCGGGCTGTTCGACGCGGCTGGCGCGTTCGATCCGACCGCCTTCCACGATAGCCTGCAGAAATCGCTCGACGATGTCGGCGCCGACCTGGGCTACAAGCTCGAGGACGCAGGGTTCTCGATCTCCAATAGCACGAGCGGCGGCGACATCGTCGTCACTGGTCGCGGATCCAGCGGCGGCGTGGCCGATCAAATCGGCGGCAACGCCCTACCGAGCAGCGTGCGGCAGTTGTTCAACCAGCAGGGCACCAACTTCGGCGTGTCGATCGCGCGCTCGATCGAGAAGCTGTTCGGTCACGATGTCGGTTCGGGCACCGCTGCGACGACCAAGCTCGAGAAGACGCTCGGCAAGGTCGGCGGCGTTCTCGGCACCGCGTTGCAGGGCGCGGCGGTTGGCGGAACGGCCGGCGGGCTGTTCTCGTCGGTCACGGGTATCAAGGGCAGCAAGACCGGATCGTCCATCGGCGGCGCGGCTGGCGGCTTCGTGGCGTCAGCTTTCGGCCTCCCCCCGGTTGTCGGTCAGGTCGTGGGCGGCATTCTAGGCGGCGTGGTCGGTGGCTTGTTCAAGAAGACGCCCAAGAGCTCGGCGACGATCACGTCGATTTCGGGCAGCGTCGGCTCGGTGACGGGCAGCAGCAAGTCGACGAAGGCGACGGCGTCGGCGGAGGCCAAGAGCGTCCAGTCCGGGTTGCAGAGCATCATGGATCAGCTCGGCGGCACGGAAGGTTCGTTCAGCGTGTCAATCGGCACGCGCAAGAAGAAGTTCGTCGTCGACACGAGCGGCAGCGGCAAGACGAAGGGCGGCAGCACTACGAAGTACGACACGCAGGAGGAGGCTGTGCAGGCGGCCATCCTCGATGCGATCAACGACGGCGCGGTGAAGGGCATCCGGCAGGGTGCGCTGAACCTGCTCAAGGCGGGCGACGACCTCGACACCAGCCTCGCCAAGGCGGTCAAGTTCCAGAACGTCTTCCTCGAGCTGAAGCAAATCAAGGATCCCGTCGGCGCCGCGGTCGACGCGCTCAACCTGCAGTTCCAGGGACTGATCACGATCTTCAATGAGGCCGGCGCATCCGCGTCCGACTTTGCATCGCTCCAGGAGCTGTACGACCTCAAGCGCGCCGATGCGATTAAGGAGGCGACCGATGCCTCTCTGAGCGCGATCCAGCAGTTCATCAACGGCATCACGGCCGGCAGCGACTCGCCGCTCAACAAGGCGACCGTTTACCAGAACGCGCGCAGTCAGGTGGAGGGCTACCGGGCCGATCTCGCGGCTGGAAAGACGGTCGACCAGGACGATCTGGTGAAGGCGCTGACGTCGTATCAGAGCGCTTCGCGCGCTCTCAACGGTTCGACGTCGGCTTTCTTCGCCGACTTCCAAGACATCCTCGATCTCGCGAACGAGGCCAAGACGAACGCCGGCGCCGCGAGCACCGCAGCCGCGTCCAGCGCGGGTCC